TAAAATATTAAATAATACTATTTCTAATGCTAAATGTATTCCCTGACATTCTTCGTATAATTCTTCTGCTTCATATTCTTTTAATATAAACCTTATTTGTTCAATAGTCATTCCTTGCTCTATTTCATATAAGGTAATATTATAATGTTCTGTTGCTATATCATTCATTAGAATAATGTTTAGGATATGGTTGTTCTTTTAATAAACATTTCTTTTTCCATTTTTGATTTAAGAATTTAATATATCTAAATTGTCTTAATTCATATTTTATTGCTCTTTCTTTATTTTCTTGAAGATATTTTTCTTTTGTGTTTGATTTAGATTTGTCTTTTATTGTCATAGCTTTATTATGATAAGTTTCACCATCTAATTCCCAAAATATTGATGTATGCCCACCATAATAATTAAAACTACAAGCTTGGTAAACTATTCCAAAACCACCACATCTTTCATCTGCAAATGATTGTATCCATTTTATTTTTGGAAACTTTCTTTTTATATATTTTATTGAATAAGATATTGCTTGACTTTCTGCATATTTTATTTTTATTTCATCTGATAACCACATTCTATTTAGTTCTAAATATTCATCAATATTAGTATCTTCAACAACAGAACTTTGTGATGCAGCATTCATAGCAAATCCAAACTGCAAACTACCTAATAAATTATTATTTTCAAATACACCTAAATAAATATAAGTAGTTGCAAATCCAGCTACTTTTTTTGAATAATGATTTTTAATTATAATTTCATTACTTATTTTTTTTGGTATTTCTTTTATATAAAATTCATCATTTCCAAAACCAATACAATCAGGTTCACCATATAAACTTATTTGGTCTGATAATATATATTTATTCATTTTCTTTTAAATATGTATTAAATGATTTACCAACTGCATCTTTTGTAAATGTTGGATTTTCCATTGATTTAAAATGATATAATGTAAAATCAATTAACATTTCTAAAATACTTTCATTTGATTGATTTAATAATTCACCATTTTTATAATTTCTTAATTTAAATATAACTGGAATAATACTTCCACCATTTAATTTTTGACTTTTACCATTCTTTTTTATATGTTTAATTAATGTTGGATGAAATCTATAATTTTGTTCAAGATATTCGCAAATTTCTAAAATCCTTTCATATTTATTTTTAATTATGTTTGCTTTACCAGATTGTATTTGTTGGTTGCTTCCTAAAAATATTTGTGTTAATGCTGGTAATTTAAATAAATTTCCATAATGTTTTAAAACTTCTTTTTCATTAATTGGATTTTTTAATATATCTCTTAAAAAAATAGAATAATCATTATTAGGATTTCCACCAGAATAAGAAACAATGTAATCTATTGCTTTTAAAGATTTACCTTTAGTATTAAAAGAAACAAATGTTTTTCTTGCTTCTTCTTCATCTTTAACTAATTTAACTTTAACACTAATTTCATTTAATTTTAATATATCAATCATAGCAGTTTTTAAATGATTACCATCAGTAAGTATTTTAATTCCAGCTTTAGTTTCGCAAATTAATATATCCCTTAATTGCCCATTTTCTTGTACTGCTTCTGATAAAGATTTTACATTTAATGGATTTAACCATCTTTGCCAATTTGGTAATTTTACATTTTCAAAATCTTTTTTAGAATAAATTTGTGTTTTAATTGTTTTCATTTGTTTTTGTTTTAAATTGTTTTTTAATTGTTAAAGTATTCCTCTTAATACATATTGGTTTAAATCCATATCTTCTTCACCAAAAAAGTATTTATAGTTAGATATTGCTTGTTCTAACTTTGCTTCACCTTTAGCATAAAACTCATCACTACATTCAAAGATTGCTATATCTAAACTTCCTTTATCTATTGCTACAAAAATAAAATCATTAACATCAAACATCTTTTTATATAAATATGCTTGTAAATCATAGCTATATTTGTCTGCACTATATCTAAAGTCTTTAACACCTGTTGTAGTTTTTAAATCTATAATCATATTTGGCTTTAATATATCTGCTTTTGCTCTAAATGGTATTCCATCAATCATTTCAATAGCTGGTATTTCAGTTTGTGATTTACTCATTAAAGATACAACTTCATTATTTTTCATTAGTGCATCAGTTAATCTTTCAGCATCATTGTATTCTTTTCTTGTGTATACTTCTAAACCTTGTTCTTTTGCAAGTTTATATTCTTTTCCAGCTTTAGTTGCTACATCTACAATTACTAAATCATTTAACTTATGTGGTTCTAATATCATTGTGTGAAATAGTTTACCATCACGTAATGCTTGACTTTCATCAGAACCATATTGTGTAACGTATTTATATGTTTTAGGTGAAGATATTAGCATTTTTGCTGATGAACTACTTAAAGCATTTTTACCTAAATATCCATAATAAAAACTATCATCATACATATTGTCTAATAGTTCTTGTTTATCCCATTGTTTGTTGTCAAATGTTGTTATCATATTATCTTATTTTAATGTTGTTTAATAATTCATATGTGTTATCCATATCTAATACTTCTCTTATTTGTTGTGCATAGTTATCTGATGCATTCCATTCATTAATTAAATCTTGCTTAATTGATTTGATTAAAGTTATTTGGTGGATATTTTCTTCACTTTGTAAATCTAAAAGTATATCTAATTTTGTAATAATTTGTGTTTTCATAATTTTATAATTTTATAATTGTTATTGTTAATAATACTAATGCTGCTGCTAATGCACCAATTAAAATTCTTGTTGCTTGTTTTAATACAAAGTCTAATTCTTTTTTATCTTCTGGTGTCATATTAAATAAGTTTTAAAATTAATACTGTACAAGTAAAAAATGTAATCCATAATAATAATGCTAATGCGAATTCTTTTAATAAATTTTTCATAATATTTGTTTTTTAAATTGTTAATTGTTTAGCAAATATAAACAAGTTATTAATATAAAAGTGTTAATGAAATGTTAAAGTTTTAAATAAAAAAAGGATAGCTGTTAAACTATCCTAATTTTCAATTCGCAAATTGCAATTTGTGTTGTATTGCTCTTATCTTATCATTTATCTTTTCATCATTTAAACCTTTTAAATAAAGTGAATTTCTTTTCTTAATTAAATAGTTTAAAGTATATTCTAATTCTAATGCATCAAATGTTATTTGTTCTGCTCTATCCATTGTGATTGTTGTTGTCTTAAATGTTGTAATTCTCTTTCTAAATAGTCTATTGCTTTTTCCAAGTCTTTTATATGTGTGCCTTTGTGTTTTGCCCTTGCTACATACTTGACTACATTTCCTTCATTAAAGTTTAAATCATAGTCTTTAATAAAGTCTATAACATCGTATTCTTTTTGGTTGTCATAATGTTTTGGTATCATAAGTTTTCTATTTCTTGTTTAACTTGTATATAATAATCTGATAAAAATTCATAATCTTCACTTTGTTTATCATAATCAATACTTGGTAATAATTTTAATATTTCATCTATTACTATTATTGCTGATAATTTTTGTCTTTTAAAATCTGGTTCATCATAATTATTTGTTAATACCAAATCTTGAAATTTACCTACTAAATTAACTGCTTCTTGTTTTATTGTCATTGTGTAAATCTTTTAGCGTGAAACTTATATAACTCCATTGTTTTTTTTAATCCTTCATATTCTGTAAATTCAGCATTTACATTGTTTTCTTTATAGAAAAATATTTCATTGTAGTTGCTTATTTGATACTTTATAATATTATACCTATTTGCAGTTTTGGCTGGTTTAATAACATAAGCTAAATCATTTTTCCAACATACTGCCATTGCTTTTATATCTTCTTCAGTTGGTGAAAATTTAACTTCTTTAACTTTCGCCATTAGTTACATTCTTTTTAAATATTGATTTTAATAAAGTTGGATGCCAGTCTTGTGTTAAACAAATATCATAAAGCATTTTGCCTAAATCATCAATATTAATATCATCATTTTGCGTTTCTATTGTTGATGTTTTTCCGTATGATGTATATGTTATTTTCATTAGTTTAATTTTAAAAATTCAGCATTACCATTTTCCATAAACCATTCTTTGTTTTCTTTGTACTTATCTACTACTGCATCAATCATTACTATTTCATCTATTGTTGATGTTTGTAATTTAGTTATAATGCTTTCTATGCTTCTTAAAATGTTTGTAGTCATTTCTGGGTCTGTTTTA